CAAGCTTGGCATACCAGCCAAAGAACAGTTGAGCTACGCCCTGCACGTGCCTATGATTATGAACCGAGAGCGCAGGCAGTTGCTTTGTGGCATTGCCCACCTGCTAGACCCAACCGACAAAAATATACAAATGCGCACGCTGTACGGTAACTTTTTTAGGCTTGGCGGCGCAGAAATGAGCGACGTTAAGATTAGCCGCCCAGAGGTAGTGCCAAATGCCAACGAGACATTTTTAAGCACCCTGGACGCTAGCTTTAAAAACGGCAAGGTTGGTGTTTACATACGCAATACTTTTGCAGAAAAATGCAGGTACGAGGTATGAACGACGGCATAAACGCAGTACCGTACCCAGTGTTTTTAGACGACCACCCAGAAATGCAGGTAGGCTTATTGTTTATTAACGTAGAGTACCTAACCGAGTTTGACGCTTGCCCGCCTATGAAAACGCACAGCCGCAAATGCGATAAGCACGGCAAACACCTAGACCACTACAGCATACCCAGCAGCGGCTTGGTGCTAGGCAACGAGTTTATTATTGAACCTAAACCGAAAGTGCCGAGGGGGTAATTATGCACGTTATAGACGACACTAACGAGCTTTGGCAACTGCGATACCAAGAACACGGCAGAGAAAATGGTGCGGCTACGTACAGCCGTGAGCTGGTTAAATACCAAGTACCTATTTGGCAGCGGCTCATTGAACAAACCGACATTGACCCAGACAAAGTTGTTATTAGCACCTGCCCACTGATTAACGAGACTGACCTGGCATTGTTGCCAAGGGACACAGAGCTTGTAGTGCAATATCTACACCGCTACCCGCACAGAGAGCCTATGACTGACGTTGCAAAGGTGCTAAAGGCACTACCTGGTGTAAAGAATATAGTGTTTGTAACTGCTTATAATTCTTTTGCACACTACTTGCGCAAGCAGGGCGTGAACGTAATTTTTATGCCTATGACGGTAGACAATACCGAGTTGTTGAAAATAGCCGCCACGCAGGAAAAGCACAACCAAAAGCGGGTTATTTATTTTGGCAACCTATTGCACGGCAAGCAACGAGTGTACCCACTTATTAAAGCGGCGTTTGAAAAGGCAGGCTGGAAATTTGACACTATAGCCGACGGGTATTTTAACGGCAAGCAAAAAGTAAACCAGCAAGAGGCATGGCAGATTATTAGCCAGTACAGCTATGGCATTGGCGTTGGACGCTGCGCCCTGGAAATGTACGAGCTTGGCTTAAAGGTAGTTGTCTGTGGCAAAGCGTTTGCTGGGCTAGTTACTAACGAGCGAGAATTTGCAGCGCAGATTGGTACTAACTTTAATGCCCGTGTTGTTACCTTTGACCGCACTATAGATACCTGCATTGCTTGCATTGACGACAGCGGTATATTTACGCACAGCATACAGCGGCAGTTGCCAGAGGTAGAGAAAATAATTAGTGATTACGTGGGGGCATTATGAAAGAGCCAGGACTAGAGAACGTGCGCAAGAAAATGGAAAAGGTAGTAATTGCCTTTGATATTGACGGTACGCTGCGCTGCAACTGCACGGCTACCTGCCAAGACCGTAACGAGCCATACTGCCAACTGGTAGAGATATTTGCAAGGCACTTTAAAAACGTGCGAGTTATTGCCTGGTCTGGTGGTGGCAAACCCTACTGCGAGACCCAGGTACGTATGCTTGGGTTGTCTGAATTTATACCGCCAGAACGTTGCCACGCCAAGTTAAATTACTATATGAAAAACGGGCAAGTGCCTATTGCAGTAGACGACATACAAGACACTGCGCTTGGCATATTTAGCTTGATTGTGAGGGCAAAGTAGTGGGCGAGTTAATACACCTGGCAGACAGACCAGAATTTAAAGCAGCGTTAATACAGCGGCTAGCAGACCTAGACCAGCAGCTTGAGCCGTTGGAACGTGAGGCAGAGATTGTGCGCCGAGCATTAGGCTTAGTGGCTTTAGAGAGGGGGCTAGAACCATGATTGACCCAGGAAAACCAGCAGGCGACGAGCCAGAGCAAATGAGCATTGAGTTTGAGGGCAAGATTAAGAGCATTGGCACAGCAGAGACAGATTGGGGTACTCGCACAGCATACGACGTAACCATACGCACCTATAACCCTAATGCCCTTGTGCTTGGTACAATAAAGACAGGTACAAAATTAAACGTAAAGGTAGCACCAAATGGCAGCCCGCAACAAGCGAACACCAAACGGCAGCAAAAGTAGCAAGTCTACCAAAGCTAAAAAGCCCCCAGTGCAAAAGGGGCTAGTTACTGCTGCCGACGTAAAGCGGGCTAACGACAATGCCAAAAAAGCTCAAGAGGACATTATACTTGCGGGCGTTAACTGGCAGTGGCGCAAATTTGCATTAGGACTTATGAACGGTTTAGCAAACTATAAAGCTTATGCCGAGGCGTACAATATGCCTACCGTTGACAGAGACGAACGGGCTTACATGGTGGCTGCTGCTTGCTCAAGCAAATTACTAAAAAATGCTAAATTCTTAGAGTACTGGCGTGAAATTATCAAAGAGCAGGGCTTTAACCACGACGTTGTAGACGTACAAGCACTAAAACTTATTACCGACGAGGACACCCCGCCTGCTGTGCGCAGAGCTGCTATACGGGACTATAACGAGTTGCAGGGTAGAATTATCAAGAAAGCCACAATGACAGACGGCAGCGGCAAGAGTTTGTTTGACGACGACAGTAGCAGCTTTGAGCTTAAAGTTGTTAGGGCTAGCAAGTAATGCAGGCAGAGGTTAGCGAGAAACAGGCACTAGCGTTTGAGCTATTTGCTAACCCGCAGATTGTTGACTATGACTTTGGCGGCGGTGCTGGTGGTGGCAAAAGCATGACCGTTACAGAGTGGGCGGTGCTGCAATGCCGCAAGTACCCAGGCATACGTATTGGGCTTGGGCGCAACGAGATTAGCAACCTACGAAAGACGACAGTGCAAACCCTACTGGCAGAGACGCACCCGTTGCTTGGCGTTAAAGAGACAGACTTTAGATACAGCCCTATGGTTGACCCTGGCATTTACTACCGCAATGGCAGTGCTATTTTGCTGGTTGACTTGGCGTACGCACCTACAGACCCAGACTACAACCGCCTAGGCTCATTGAACCTAACGCACGCAATTATTGAGGAAATGGGCGAGGTACGTAAAAAGGCTAAAGACGTGTTTAGCAGCCGCAAAAACCGCTATTTAACAAAGAAATATAATATTGTGGGCAAGTTTATTGGTACTCAAAACCCAGCAACCAACTTTACTAGGCAAGAGTATTACGACCCGTACGCCAAGCTAGGCGGCGGCGACTATCAGACTTGGGCAATTATCAACGACAGCGGCGAGCCTGTGTACGTTGAAATGCCCGACGGTACTATGCTGCCTGCGCTCAAGTGCTTTATTAAGTCGCTAGTTACCGACAACCCTTTTATTAGCCAGAACTACATACAAGAGCTGCGCAGCAAGCCCCTGGCAGAGCGTAAGCGTTTGCTTGAGGGCAACTGGGACTACTACCACGACGCTACTACACTGTTTAAGCGCAGTATGTTTGTGCGCAAAGCACCTGCTAATGCCGACGACACAGGCTACGCAGGCTGCGACCCGTCAAGAGGCGGCGACGACTGTACATTTGTTTATATTGTTGGCGACGTGGTGCGGGACATTGAAAAGCTAACCATACCAGACAGCGTGCAAAACAAAGGTAAGTTTGTGGCTCAAAACTATATTGCTTTCTGCAAAAAACGTAGGGTGGGCAGTCATAACGCAGCAGTTGATATTATTGGCATTGGCGAAAGTGTAGGCGATAGCTGTATTGACCTGGGCTTTAAGATACAACGCTTTAATGCAGGCTCTACAACGGGCGTGCGCACGCTGGACGACACAAAGCAATATACCGAGGCAAAGGTAGATAGCGACGGCTTGAAAGGTGTTAGACTGTTTGACAATATACGCAGCCAAAACTTTTACGATATGGCGCAAGCCGCTAATGCAGCAGAGCTGTTATTTGACCCAGAGCTGCCGCACTACGACGAGCTATGTACACAACTAGAGGCACACGGGTATACTACAAAAGAGCGCATGATTATTGTTGATAAAAAAGACGCTGTAAAGTCCCGCATTGGCAAAAGCCCCGACGTTGCAGACGGTCTACAAGCCGCTTGGTGGGTTAAGCAAAAGAAGCATTATAGTATTAAAGACCTGGTTAGCATATAATTTGGGGTAAGGAAAGCGTAAACTTTATGGCATTAAAAACAGCAAAGGGCAAACTATGAGAATACCAGGCACAAAGATTGAGGTTATGTTTAGGGGCAGAAACGGTGCTGCACCCACAGAGCCTAGCAACGTCGTCTTGGCAAGCGAGGCTAGTAGCGTTGCGCCTGGCGACACTTTAGTTAGTAACAGTTATGCAGACAGCGTTGCTGCTGGGCTTAAAGACCGTTTTGGCTCTGGTGGTGTACGTGTCAACGGACGCAGTACCACGCAAGGCTACAGTGCGGCAGAGCTTGAGGAAATTTACCGAGGCTACATTTTCGCTGCCATACGAAAGACCCGCAATAAAGTAGCCGACATTATGGTTAACAATATTGAAATGTACGACCCTACCAAGGGCAACCCAAAAGACGCACCAAAACTAGAGGACGTGCAGCACCCGTACTTGCTTGCGATTGACAAAGCCCCAGTAGACAACACCCTGTTTTACGCAGGTATTGCTAGCTTTATGATGATTTTGGGCGAGGCGTTTTTGGACGCAGGCGAGCGTACTATGGTTGCTGGCAATATCAAGCCAGTAGACAAGTTTACGCTGCTGCAAAGTAACCGTGTTGTGCGCACCTACGACGACGACGGCAACCTAAAGACGTACAAGCTAACACTCAAAATGCCTAGCGGCTTAGACAAGGTTACTCATTACCTGCCTACCAACGCTATTGCGCTTACTGACTTAAACCCAGTTGACCTGCGCAAGGGTTACGGCATGATACGCCCAGTGGTTGACGAGACGAGCCTAGAAACTATGGCAACCCGCCTGCAAATTGCAACGCTTGCCAATATGATTAAAGCCCCAGGTGTACTTAGCTCTAAAGAGAAACTGGAAAAAGACGACTACGACGAGCTTAAACACCAGGTAGAGACACGTTGGACTAGCAACGATATGGACAAAGCGGGTACGCCTATTGTTAGCAACGGTGGCTTTATTGACTACAAGAGCCTCATAGAGGACTTAGACAAAATGGCAATGAAAGAAATACGCAGCCTCAACAGAGACGCATTTTTTGCCGTGCTTGGCGTAAGTAAAACCATTTTGGGCATTGAGGAAAGCGGCACAACCAGGGACGTTAGCCGCACCCAGACAGACAACTTTATTTTAGATACTGTAATGCCACTGGTTAACGGTATTGTCTCTGGCTTAAACCAGGACTACATTAACAATTACCCTGCCGACTACGCCCGCAAGCCTATTAAAATGCGTGCTATTGCGCCTATCAGTAAAGACCTAGACCAAGAAAAAGCAGAGGCAGAAATTAACAAGCAGCGTGCCGAAACGTTTAAGTCGCTTGTTGAGGCTGGACTAGACCCAACCCAAGCTGCTGCCGTCTCTGGCATTGAGCTACCAGACGACGCTACGCCTATTATGGTTGAGCGCAAGCCCGTCAATACCATTACGCTTACCGCAGAGCAGTTAGCCGTGCTACAGCGCAACGGTGCAGAGCCAGCAGTGCCTATAACGGTTGATAACTCAAACCATAGCCACGTACACCACCACGACCCAGCAGACCTTGCACAGCACGCTAAGAACAGCCTAGACGAAAAGGGGCAAGCTAAAGTAGAGAAAGCCCAGAACACGCTACGCAGTGCCGTACGTGAGCTTGATACTGCGCTTGGCGAGCAATACATTAAGTCAATCAACCAGCTAGAGCAAAAAGAGCAGGACGCTTATATTGAAAAGCTGGCTAACGTTTTGCTTACCTACTACCTAGCAGTGCTGCCGCTGTTTGGCAAAGCCCGTGCAGAGCAAATGGCAAATGACTTTGAGAAAGAAGTTATACCGTTTACGGTTAGCGACGCTGTAAAGCAGAGCCTCAAAGAGCGTTTGACTAAGGTTAGTAACGAGCATTTTCAAACAATAGACAACGAACTTACCAAGATTATTGCCCAAGGCACACGGGACAATTTGAGCCGTGCAGATGTTATTGCTGCCGTACGTGAGAAAGTAAGCAACGACGTTGCAACTTGGCAGGTAGAGCGGCTTGTAGATACCGAGAGTGGCAACGCTTTTAGACAGTCTACTTTCTTTGCCGACAAGCAATTTATTGACGGTAACGGCTTTACTGGCAAAGCCTACAAAGTTTGGCGCACCAACAGCGCAAAGCCTTGCCCGTTTTGTACTAACACCTCTGGCAAGCGTGTACCGTTTGAGGACAACTTTTTTAACGTAGGCGACGTTGCCGAGGGCGAGCAGACTAATGCCGAGGGTAACGCCAAGCAGGTATATTACCCAGTACGATTTGTAGACGTTAACGCAGGTGGTCTACACCCTAACTGTCGCTGCGATTACACGCTGGTAATAGAGTAATGAGCGACCAAGCACCAATAACAGCAGAATTGTACAGCTACGGCGGCTGTACGAGCTGCGGCAACAGTCTTTGGAACTGGTTGCGCACCAACGAAATAGCAGTAACTCATTACAACGTGCAGATTACCAACAAGCGTAAAGAGGCTATGGAAAGGGCAGCCGAGCTTGGCGTATCTGGTAAAGGTAGTGTTTACTTTCCTATGATTTTTATAGGTGGTAAAGTAGTTATAGGATTTAAGCCGCAAGAGCTTGAGGCAATTATTAACGAACTAAACGAGGGTAACTAATATGGAAAACGTAAAGCGAATTGCAGAACTATTAAACAAAGACGTACTGACAGTATCAGAACGCCGAGAGGGTATTAACCTTGCGCAGGCAGTATTTGGCAGCCAAGCTCTAGCCACTCTTGATAACGTGCGCACTGGTCTACGCCAAAAGAAAGTTAGCGGCTCAAACGACCCAGCAGGCGTTAGTGCTACTATGCCTGGCTTGCAGGTTGTTATTGGCGGTGGCAGGAACACCCCAACACCTAGCAACCCAGACGAGGCAGAGCAGCTTGGCGAGTTAAACGCTGGCGAGTTTTTGCTTAACGGTGTTGTGTACGGCGAAAAGACAGACAGCGCAGACCGCCCGTACTACACCAAGGACGGTAAGCGAATTAAGAAAGCAGACTTTGACGCTGCTGTAATTGCCGCCGCTGGCGTACCTGGCGACGACGAGGAAATGGAAAGCTAAATATGAACCTAGCAAATATACTCAACGGAACAGAAAAAGTGGGCAAGCATAGCTCTATCACGTTTAACGGGCAAGTGTACCGAGGCGAGAAAGCTATTAAAGAATTAGCCCGTAAAACAGTTGGCAATAGTCAAGAGGTGGTAACAAATGATAGACCAGCAACAGCAAGCACCAAGCCACGCACCCGCAACACCCGCAGCCGAGCCAGCAAGCCAGCCAACGACAACAGCGCAGGCAGCACCAGCTCAACCCCAGGCAGCGACGGTGGCAGCGCAAGCGAATAAACCACTACCCAACGTTAATAAGTCTGGCGGGCGGCTCATACGCTGCCGCAACCAACGTATTAAAGCGGGCATATTGCAGGCGTGCAACCAAGCACTTTGCTATTTGTCTTGGGGTAAAGTAGAGATTAAATGCCCTAGGTGCGGGCAAGTTACCGAGGCTGAAATTATACAGTCGTAGCACTCTGGCGTAATTGGTTACGTTTGTAGTACTATTATGGTAACGTCTAGCACGATTGCGACCAGCAACTAAAAACAGGGCGGGTAAGTAATAAGTAAAGGTTGAACCTATGCCGAAACGCAAGCAGCAAAATATAGCTTTAAACTCTGGTACTAAACCAGACGCTCTTTTGCAGGTTACGGTAAACGGTACACCACGCCAGAGCGAGCAAGACCCGTACGTTGTTTTGTTTGACGGCGGGCAAGAGATTGCTAACGAGACCGTGCAAAAGGACGGCAGTAAGTATGACATTGCTACGCTTGATATAGACAACTACAGTGGCAAGATTTTTCAAGACCACTACTACGGCGTATTTGACACTCTAGGTAGTGCCATAGGACTAGTTAAAGATATGGTTGCAAAGCGTGTTACGCTTGGCGGCATAAAATTTAGCAAGAAAAACCCAAACAGCCTACTAGCAAGAGATATGCTTTTAGAGGGGCTGGTTGAGTTTTCGCAGGGTACTATTGGTTACACCGACGAGAACGGCTTGCGCAAAGACCACCGACTTATAGATATTAGTATGGTGGGGCTGGGTAATAACGATTTTACCGACACGAACCTATTAGCGGTTGCAGCCAAAAATGGCTTTGACCTAAGTAAGTACAATTTAAAGAACCGAGAGGAAACTAACGCAATGAAATACAAGATTTACAACGTTAACGGCTTTGCCGTAAAAGTAAAAGTTAATGACGCTGACGGCAACGAAACAGAGGTAGAAGTACCTGCTGGCGGTAGTGCCGAAGTTGCTACACCAGAGGCGCAAGCTGCTGGACAAGCACAGGTTGACGAGGCTAAAGACCCAACACCTGCACCAGCACCCGCACCTGCTGCCGACGAAAACGGCGCAGTTAGTCGTGCAGACTTTAACAAGCTGCAAGACACAATGACCCAGTTAGTAGCCAACATGAACAAGCCTGCTGTGGCAACACCTGGCGCACACGTTGACGCTAACAACCTTGGTGGCGGTAAAGCTACTGTTGAGGAACGGGTTAAGAACATGAAACCTGGCGAGCGTCTCTTTGAGCAAATTATGGCAGAGCGCAACGGTAATGGTAACGGTAAGGAAAGTGAGCTTTACCAAGCTATTAACGAGTTTAACCGCAATGAGCTTATTGCTAAGAACGCCCTAACCGACGACGACGCTAGCGTTGGTGGTTTAATCCCACCATACGAACTGCTTGACAAAATTGAGCAGTGTACTAGCAACTACGACGCTTTCTTGAGCGTGTTTGGTTTTCAAGACGCTGGGCTTTCATACGGTTGGAACTTAGGAATTGGCGACATTGAATTTTTGCCAGTTGGCTACTGCGACCCAAGTGCAGAGAGCGACTTTGAAACTGCGCTACAGACCCGTACGCAGGAACGTCTTGCTACCCACACAGTCATTTGTAACAAAGTAACCCGCTTTAGCCCTGCTAACGTCGTGTCTATCACAGCACAACGCTACCAAGGTGCTTACAAGAAAGCTCTAGCAGCTTTCGCCCTTGCCGAAATGCAAGAGGCTGTAGACCAGCGTGTTACAGGTCTGAACCGTGCAAGCGGTACTGACATTGCAGCAGACCCTAACGGCTCTCTTGAGTACCCAGCAACGGGACAAAAAGACCAAGCCGCTAAGATTTTGCAGCTCTTTACTGACCTTTCCGACTGTGTACTTGGTGGAACTTACGTAATGAACGCTCAAACAGCAGCCAAACTGATTTTGGACTTTAACCTTGGTGCTACAGGTATCTTGAGCAACAACGGGACTGTACAGGTTAACGCCTATGACCGTCTTGGCGTAGCTCTTGGTGGCAACATTGTGATTGTGCCAAACTCAATGCTACCTACGCTTGGTACTAACGGTACAGTTACCGTTGTGCGCACAGCAGACGGTGGCGGTAACGTAACCATTGACCACGCTATTTTCTACCTAGAGGCTAGCAACTGGTACGGTGTTACCAACGGCGCATTGCAGTTTGACATTGACAGCTTTGGCTCTTACGAGAAAGCAGTTGTTAAGAACGTTACTGGTGGTGGCGGTGGAACTGTAACCGTCATTGAAACCCACAGCGCAAAACAGCGTGGCGAAACCGTACTGTTTGGCGAAATGTACCGAGGTGGCGGTATACTAGATTTCCGCAGCATTGGTGGTGTTAAAGCCGCTTACGCAGACGAAAGCTAGAAACTGGGGCGGGTACACCCCGCCCCTTTCATTAACGTCAACTTAAACAGAGAGTAAAACTACAATGGCAAAGGTAGACACAGCACAACTGGCACAGATACTAGGCAAGACAGACGACGCAGCATTTGAGCAGGCAGTTAATGCCGCTGTTGCAGATTTGGAACGCCTATTAAACTACCCGTTGTGCGGGTCTGCCGACTTTGAAACAAGGCAGTTTGGCTACCCAGAGGGCTATTTGTGGCTTAAAACCCACCCCTTTTATGAGGTAGAGACTGTAACCACTGTAGTAGACGGCGTAGAAACCGTTGTAGCGAGTGGCGACTTGCAGTACGGACAGAACGGGCGACTATTTGGCAGTTGGTTTAACGGCATTAAGCTGTGCAACAAATGCAATATAGGCAACCGCTGTAACCACTACAATAATTGCGATTACATAATTGTTAGTGCTAAGTGGGGTTTTTGCCCACCTACAGAGCTAGCAGAGGAAAGCCCAGGCGACGAAAGCCCAGGCGAGCCAGAATATGTATGCTGCTTACCAGACGACCTGTATAACGTGCTTGTAGAGGCTGTAGGGCAAGCCCTAGACCCTAAGAGCGACGTACAGAGCGAAAACGTAGGCACACGTAGCTATAGCAAATTTACAAAGGCATTTGGTACTATCTGGGAAAAGTACGCAAGCGTAATTGAATTTTACCGCTTGCGTGAGCCGAGGGTATAGCTATGGTGCAAAACACCAATATACCGCTCAATCACACGCTGCGGGTATATGACATACAAGCAGACGATTTTGGCGACGTTGAGACATTGGGCGACTATCATAGCCTTGCCGCTCTTGTAGAGGACACACAGGGCTTTGAGAACAGCGACCATATAGACAATTTAACGGGCAGTTTGTTAGCTTTTATTGAGCCAACAGACCCGTACTACGTATCACGAAACGGCAAATTGTACGGCTTAGTCGCACAGTTTAGCCGTTTTGCTGATTACGGACAGAATAGCTGGTACAAGATTACTAGCGTGCGCCCAGGCGAGAGCTTGATAGGTGGCGGCGACGACCTTGTAGAGCTAACCCTAGTACGGACAGTGCCAGGCGAGGCAGCCGCAGACGAGGAAAGCTAACCATGAACACGCTTAATATAGTTGGCGCAGCAGCAGCGATTAACGCACAAGCCGTTAAAGCTACTGTCAATGCCGCAGGCGAGCTGTTGCAGGAAAGCACCCCACGTACGCCGCAGAGAAAAGGCGAGCTGCGTAGCAAGCGCAGAGTAATACCCCGTACTGACGGTGCGCAGATTGTCTGGTTAGCCAGGCACGCAGGCGCACAGAACGCAGGACAAGCCAGAGGGCGTGTATTTAGAAACTATACGACTGCTGGTACGGGCAAAGACTTTGCTAAGATAGACCCAGCAAAAGCATTAGGTAAGATTTTGAGGTTAATGAAATGAGCGTAGCAGAGGACTTAAAGACGTACGTGGTAGCCAACGGGCTATGCACAGCCGACAAAATTACGGTTAGTCGTATGCCGACTGTTAATTTAACCGAAAACGACCAGTGGGTTATATACGCCGAGCCTGGTAGTAAAAGTGGTGGTAATATTCTACAATGGAAACGTAAGCACAACGTAGTCATTGCTTACCGCAATAAAAGCGGCGACGCACTTTACAATAAAGACGACGAACTACAAGCTTTGTTAGAGGCTTGCGTAGCTCTTGAACACTACAAAGTCATGCGGGTTATTTGTAACCCTATGGGCGAGCCAGATACAGGCGGTGTTAAAGGCATACACGTAGGGCAATGGCAGGTTACGTTGGAACTAGTAAGTAAATAATTTAGAAAGGTAAACCATTATGGAAATTGCAGCAGGAAATTGGGCAGTTAAATACAACGACGAAGTATTAAGCGGCGTTGAGAGTGCAGAGCCAGCACTTGACCAAGAGACGGTAGACATTACCACTCTTGACGGAGTTAAGATTACTAAGGTTAAGAGCCGTAGCGCAGAGGTTGTTTTGACCTTTGTTGATACGGGTATTGACAACGCTAAAAAGTTTTTGCCTGACAACTGGCTTGCGCAGGGTACACAGATTGACGGGCAGCCCGTTGGTACTCTTGCTAAAGCAGGTGTTAGCGAAAAGGGCGTAATTGTTTATGGCAAGCCTAACTGTGGCACAGCGCAGCTTACAGCACCATTGCAGTTAGTCCCTTGTGAAAACCCAGACGAGCATACTATTACTCTCTTTGACGGTGTAGCAGAAATGACAAACGTAAGTCTTGACGACGGCGTTTTGAAAATTGAAGTTACAGTACGTAGCCAGAGCGTAGGCGTACAGCTTGCCAAGGGTGCAATAGACTTTCCTGCCGAAAGTTAGTAACTAGCCTGGGCGGGGCTTTATACCGCCCACCATTTACAACTTAAACGAGGTATACAGTGATGAAAGAAATTACACTGATTAGAAAAGCACCAGTTAACGCAGAGCGTCTGGTAGTTAAACTAGAGAACGAGGAAACAGGCGAAACCGAGCAATACGTTTATTACGTTAAGCGTCTTGGCGGTAAAGCAGCTATGAAAGTGCAAATGCTTTCTGGCGAGTTTGCCAGGGACAAGAACCGAGAGGAAATTGTAGGCTCTAGTTTGATTAAAGAGATTTTGGAGTTGACGACCAAAGAAAACGAGAAAACACCAGACCTGTTAGACTTGTTTGATTTAATTGGTAACGACAACCTCAAAGACTTGGTGCAAGCTATGGCAGAGGCAGCCCAGGGCAGCTCTGTTGGTAGCACAGATAACGAACCTACTAACCCAGGGCAATAATGAAAAGCTTTGCTAGGCAAAAAGCCGAGCAGAACTTGCGGGCAATGTATGCCGAGCTTTGTTACTGGTATCCTCAATATAAGCTTGAGGACTTGACCGACGACGACAACCCGCTACCGTTAGGCGACATTAACCTGTTGCTGACCTATGCCCGTATGCAGTATTATCAAGACAAAGCAGATACGCTTACGATTATTGCAGCAGGGAACGGCGGGAAAAAACCATATAAAAACGTTAGCACTAAGCTTTTGAGCCTAGTTAAGAAGTTAAAGGCGAGATTATGAACGGTGGCGGCACTATTACAGCTACACTCAAACTGGACAACAGCCAATTTTTGGCTGCTAGTGCTGCGTCTCAAGCCGTTGGTAAAAACGTAGACGACAATTTAACGGGCAGCGCAGACAGAGTAGGTAAGTCTTGGATTGCCAATAGCACCCTAGTTAAGGGTGGTTTGTTAGCCGCAGCAGCAGCAGCAACGGTTGCCGCTGGTGCGAGTATCAAAATGGCTGGCGACTTTCAACAGTCGCTTAATATTCTTAAAAGCGTTACTGGGGCTACGGCAGCAGAAATGGCGCAACTATCAGAGAAAGCCCGACAATTAGGTAACGACGTTAGCTTACCTGGCATTAGTGCCAAGGACGCTGCGGCAGCAATGACCGAGCTAGGTAAAGCTGGTGTAGGCGTTAACGATATTCTAGGCGCAAGCAAGGGCGTGCTGTCTCTGGCTAAAGCTGGACAGCTTGAGGTTGCCGACGCTGCAACAATTACTGCCCGTACTATGAACGCCTTTGCATTGGCAGGCGACAAAGCTACTGTGGTTGCCGACGCACTGGCAGCAGGTGCTAACGCCTCAACCGCAGACGTAAGCGATATGGCGTACGCATTGAGCCAGGCAGGTAGCAGTGCAGCCCGTATGGGTCTTAGCGTGGGCGACACGGTTACTGCGCTTGGTTTGTTTAGTAATGCGGGTATAAACGGCTCTGACGCTGGTACGTCGCTTAAAACGGCTCTACAACGCTTGGCTGCACCTACAGACGAGGCAGCGGGCGCAATGAAAGACCTAGGGCTTAAATTCTTTGACGCTAAAGGTAACTTTGTTGGTATACGAGACGCAGCAGGGCAACTGCAAACTAAGCTGGGCAAACTTACCCAGGAACAGCGAGAGCAAGCATTGGCTACAATCTTTGGCTCTGACGCTAGCCGTGCTGCTGGCGTATTGGCAGCCCAGGGTGCAGCAGGCTTTGACAAGATGAGCGAGGCTGTTAACCGACAGGGCGCAGCAACCGACCTAGCAGCGGCACAAAACGCTGGCTTTAAAGGTGCTTTAGATAACCTAAAGAGTACGCTAGAGACGCTAGGCACAGACATTGGCGGCAAGCTGTTGCCACCACTAACGGCGTTTGCAGGCTTTCTAGCCGAGAATATCAAGCCAATATTAGCAGGCGTAACCGCTGGCATTATTGCCCTGGGCGTAGCGTTTGTAGTTGGCGGCGGTGGCGCAGCTTTCTTTGCTGGCGTACTAGCCGTACTGACTAGCCCAGTAACGTTAATAGTTGCAGCAGTTGCAGCAGTGGCAGCGGGTCTGGTTGTGCTTGAGCAGAAATTTGGGCTTGTTAGCAAAACGGTAAACGTGGTTAAAGACGCATTTACTAAATTCTGGGACATTATAAAGCCCGTACGAGACTTTGTAGCCGAGCAACTTAAAACTGCATTTGAGAGTTTGATTAGCATAGGCAAGCAGATTGGTACGACCATGCAGCCTGTGATTGACGCACTCAAGCAGATACTAGCTAACAAAACGGTGCAGGACGTACTTAAAGCCATTGGCATTGCGCTACTGGCTATTGCCGCTGCGCCCGTCGTAATATTCTTTGGCTTGCTCATAGGGGCGTTAAAGATAATTGCTACGGTACTAAAGTTTGTGGCAGACAACTTTGAGACGATTAAAAAGGTTATACTTGGCGTAATTATAGTAGCTCTGTCGCCTTTGATTGCAGCAGTGCTGCTAGCCATTGGCATATTTAAAGCAATAGTTGCAACCATTAAGTTTGTCGCTGGTGTATTTACCACCGTCTTTAAAGCCATAGCAGCCGTCGTAAGCACGGTGTTTGGTCTGATTGCCGCAGTATGGAACAACGTGCTAAAGCCAGTGTTTGACGTTATATTTTTCATACTCAACGCACTCTTTCAAATTTGGTTTACTATCTGGTCTGGCATTTTTCAAGTGGTCTTTACGATAGTAAGCACCATAGCGCAAATACTGTTTGTGATTTTTCAAGGCATATTTAACTTTATTGTTAACACGATACTTACCCCAATATTTAATTTCTTTGCGGCGATATTTAACGCAATATGGAACGTCATTACTACAGTCGTTGGGGCGGTTTGGAACGTGATTAGCAGCGTGTTTAGCGCAATATTTAACTTTATTGCTGGCATACTTGGTGCGATATGGAACACCGTAAGCAGCGTCTTTAACCGCATTTGGTCTACGATTAGCGGCATTGTCTCAAGCATTTACAATACAGTTAGCAACACCTTTAACAACGTCAAGAACGCAGTAGTAAATGCCATAACCACAGCAATTAACTGGGTTAAAAATGCAGGCAGCGACTTTTTGAACGCTGGTAAAAATATCATTGACGGCATTGTGAACGGCATAAGCAACGCTAAAGACGCTGTAGTAAACAAGATTAAAGAGGTTTGCGGCAAAGCCCTGGACGCAGTTAAAAATTTCTTTGGCATACACAGCCCTAGTACCGTTATGGCTGGGCTAGGCGTAAACTTAATGCAGGGGCTTGCTGGTGGTATTGACCGCTCTGGCAGCGCAGCAATTACCGCAGTGCAGGGCGTAAGCTCTAGCATACTTGGCACAGTCAACGGGCTTACCTCTAACGGCTTTGGCGACTTGGGGCTTGAGAGCGGCACGGCAGGCGGCGGCGCAGCGGGCATTGTACAGAACAACAATATTTACAACCAAGTTGACCTAGACAGTGTTACTAAAGAGCTAGCCTGGCAGATAAGGACACGCTAATATGAAAGTTAATCTAAACAACCTATACACACTAAGCGGCGACCCTAGGGACGGCAACGCTTTGATTGAGGAAATAGACGGGCTTGGCGCAGCAGACGTGCGCACAAGCAGCTTTCTATTTAGCGGGCGAGACGGTGGGCTGGTAACAGACCAGTTTTACGGCTTTCGTAATATTACCGTTAGCGGCAAGATTATAAGCGAGACCTGCGAGCAGCACCAGATTGACCGAGACGAGTTTTTAGAGGCAACGCCAATAGGCTCTACATTTCCTGTGTACGTTACTAACTTTGTAGGGCAAGAGTTTTTGATTTACTGCAACGTCATAAAGCCAGTACTTAAATACGGCGTAGGTGGCATGATTAGCGACTTTATGCTGCAACTAACAGCAGGCGACCCACTCTTTTACAATACCGACGGCGGCGGCTTGCAGAGTGCTACAGTGCAGCGAGTTACACAGGGTGGTTACGTTACGCCGTACGACCTGCCCGTTGACTGGGCTAGTGGCTCAAACCCAACCGTTGTAGTGAACAGCGGTAACGCTATTGTCTACCCAGTAATAACGCTCAACGACAGCGCAATTAACCCAATAATAACTAACCAGACCACAGGCGAGAGCTTTGAGCTGGTGCTTACTATGGTTGACGGCGACGAGGTAATTATAGATATGCTCAACCGTACGGTAACAATCAACGGCTCTAATATCATAGGCAACCGCACCGACGCTAGTACGTGGTGGGGCTTGGCTGTAGGCAACAACTCTATTGTGCTAGACAGCGACAGCGGCAGCGACAACGTAGAGGCAACCGTAACTTGGCGCAATGGCGTAACGGGTATCTAAATGCCAGTAACACCAACACCAAAATACGAGTTTGAGCTTTGGATTAACGGCGCACAGGTAGGCGACATTAGCCGACTTGCCCAAAGCCGCCGTTATACACTCACACGCAACGCCAGCGAGCAGTTGAGCTTTTTAATGGACTTAACCGCATTTGAGGACTATTGTGCAATGCTAGGCTCTGTGCCGCAGGCTGTGCTTGAGGCAGACGTTACCGACATACGGGTAAAGCGCAACGGGCAGTACTATTTTGGCGTGCAAGTGAAAGATATGCAGTACAACCTAAACCAGGGCGGCGTTAACGTTGAGGTGCGGGCTACGGGCTTTCTTGATTTGTTTGCTGACAGATACGTTACTGCGAACTTTGACGGCGACGAGCGAGTAGCTATTGCGCAGCAGCTATTGGCACTTACCCAGGCAGGCGACGCAAGCAACGACTTTGACGTTACGCTTGGGGCTAGTCAATACGACACAGGCATAACCGACACAGAGCGCAACTATGTAGACCAGAACGTACGAGACGGGCTTGTTAATTTAACAAACTTAGAGGACGGCAACTTTGACTTTAAATTTAACTATGACCGCACCTTTGAGACTTTTGGGCAGATTGGTAGCCTGCGCCCGCAGACCAAGTTTACTTACCCCTACAATATAAAGGGCGGCACTGTATCACACAGCGCACTTAACCTGTACAACTATATTATTGGTCTAGGCTCTGGGTTTGGCGAGGAAACACTGCGCACCGAGACTGCCGACCAAATAAGCCGAGACACGTACAAAACCCGCCAAAAGATTGTTAGCTTTAACTCTGTTAGCGTGCAGCAGACGCTTGACGAAAACACCAGCGCATACCTACAGCGTGTTAAGAATATTTTAGAGCTGCCTAAGTTTAGTATTAGCGGCGAGCTTGCCGACCTAAATATTATTGGCATTGGCGATAGAGTGCCAGTAGAGGTGCAAGGACACCCAGCAATACCCCTAAATGGTATGTACCGTATTGAGCAGATAGACGTTACCCTGGACGAAAACGACGCAGAGGACATTAGCATAACAGTAGACAATTATGGCTTATGACAAGACTATACTTAGACCCAACAAACCAGCTAGCCGCAATGCTCAAGCAGGCAGAGGACGACTTACGAGAGTTTAAAAATAAGCAGCGGCACAGTGGGCTTAGTGGTTTACGTGGCTACTTTGTTAGTACTGCAAACACGTGGGACATTAGCAGCAGTGCTAGTAATGGCGGTGGCGACCCTGGCTATAGGGACTTTCAAATATTGTTTGTAGCCTCTGGCAAGCAGCCATTTCCTATAGAGAACGTGCAGCTAGATATACGCTTTGGTGGCACGGGCAATGCAAATAAGCCGATAGAGCTACCTAACGGCTTTTGGGGCTATGACGACGGGGTTAACTTTGCAAGTATGTATGACCGCAACCCGCAGTTTGACAAGAGCTATAGCAATAACGAGACGACTTACCGCTGGACGTTTGGCTTTAACGTCTTTGGAACGCTGCCGTATTATATTAAAGTTTACGCCAGTGGCAGTAGCGACGGTGTAATTAGTGTTAACCAGACTGCGCCGTAATTATGGACGAGAAACGAATTGACTTACTGAACGCCGACAGCCTAGAGCAAAGGGTAGCCGCTGCAATGAAAACAATGCAGCAGTTTAAGCAGTCGCAGTTTATTGGCTCTGATAGCATACGCTTTTATAAAAAAGATAGTGGGCTGCCGTATGACTGGTCTGGCGTGCCACCAGCAAGCCCGCAGGCTGCGTACGTTAGCACAAAGATACTTAGGGTTAAAGCTACTGCGCTTACGCAAAACGTGCTGTTTGCAGACCTAATAGCTGAAATGCGGGTAAACTCAAACAGCAACCCTAGGCACACAGTCATTGACTACAATACCGAGATTTACCTAGGGCAAGACTACTTTAGTATTAGCCAGTACCCAGACGCTCAAGAGGTAGGCAACGAGAATATTAGTAGCTGGACAGTGGTGCTTAACGGTGGCGACTGGGACGGCATAAGCCGCCCGCTCAACACGTTATTTGCCAAGTTTTACGTAGTGGCTAACGACGACGTGCAGATTACCGTACAGGAGTTAAACTAATGGACAATACACGCAATAGACCAGAGCAACAATTTGCTGCCGACGTACGCACACTGCTAAAAGACATTGAGGACTTTAAGCAATTTCAACGCAGCGGGCAGGACAGTATACGTATGTACCGTATCTTTAGTGGTGTTGTTGACAAGACGCTAACAGGGGTAACTTTCAATAATAAACGCTTTAGGCTCAAGTTTACGCCAGACGAGGGCAAGCAGCGTGGTTTAGTCTACAAAATGGAATATACTTATACAGAGGCTAGCGGTGGCGGCATTAGCAGCGTACAGGTTGAGCAAGAGCGTGAAAACGTAGATAACGACGACGGTAGCCAGACTTGGTTATTTGTCGTAAGCGGTAGCGACTTTTTCCCTAACCCGTTGGTGCAAATGAAATTTTATTTTTGGGCAAGTGGAACGGGTACGTTTAGTATTACGGATTTATAAAAAGTGTTAATATAGCATAAGGAGTAACTACTATGAGTTTAGCAACATCAAACAGAGACGGCGGTAGAACCAGCGAGGCTGGACACTTACGAGCGATACAAAAAGGTATTGCTGGCGAGGTTTTAAGTGGTCTAGCGGTTAGCCAACGAGCAGCGGGCGCAAATATGAGCGTTGACGTGGCTATTGGCGATAGTGTAATACCACGCTCTGACGCAACCTATGGACACCCAGCTTGGAACGACGCAGTTTTAAATAAGACTATTACCGCTGCTGACGTATCAAACCCAAGGCGAGACATTGTAGTTTTATACATTGACTACGGACAAGCACCAAGCACAGGCGTTAGCAACAACACCAACGGCGTTGTTAAGTGTATTGTCGTTGCGGGTACACCAGCGGGTAGCCCTGCCGACCCAAGCGACGCAGCACTACAAGCTGCTGTTGGCGCAAGCAACCCGTATATTAAATTGGCACGTGTGCGTGTTGGTGCGGGCGTTACAACTATTTCTAACTCTGTAATTGACGACCTACGCACAATGGCGCAGGCTCTTGAAAATGGCGGCTGGAACGCACTTAGTAGTGCCTGGGACAGTTGGGCATATTCTGCTTGGGACAACACCAACAAACTAGGAACAGTCAACGTACCAGACAGCAGCATATTTACGCTTGGGCAAAAGGTTAGATACTGGCAACTTACTGGTGGCTGGAAATACGGCTTTGTTGTGCGCAAGCCAAATGGTACTAGCATACAGCTATACCAGGGACACGTTAACGGCTACACACTAAACAACGAACGTGTTTACTTGCCAGCCTACAGCCGAGACAAAGCACCAGACGGCTTTCCTATTGACCCTGCTGTTTGGACTGTTACATTTACTGACAGCACCCAACGTAGCCAGGGTAGCCCCGTAGTTGGTACTTGGTATAATCTTGCGTCGCAGCAAATTGCTGTGCCTGTTGGATTATGGAAATTGTCAATGAAAGTGCAGCTACAGGCTAACGGCTCTACGCCTCTTATACAGGGTGCGTTGTCTACCTCTGCAAGCTCTCCGTCGCACCCTAAGTTAATGGCATACCAAGAGTCATCTGGTACTGTCGGTAGCACATCATCTAACCAATTTGCTGACGATATTGTGAGCCTAACCGCTAATACGCCATTTTACCTAATATCACGTGCGTTTACTGGTGCTACAGTATCAACTATCTATAACCGTAATGAGGTGGTTAACTGCTACCTACAGGCTGTTTGTGCCTACCTATAGAAAGGGGTAATAACTATGGAAAAATTAGACGTAAATAAGATTTTAAAAAAAGCTGATATTACAAAGTCTGAACGTGGCGACATTGACATTTTTACAGTTGACCTAACGCCAGCGGGTTATGCTGTTAGTGTTGACGTTGCCGCTGCTAGTGAAAGCGACGCACGGATTGCTGCTAAAGAGGCATTAGAGCAGCAGATTAAAGACGGTGTACTATTGCCACTTGTGCCAGAGCCAGAGGAAACCGAAACAGACGAGGAAAGTTAGTTAACTCACAGCTTTTAAAGCATAAAGGAGTTAGAATAGCGACGTGTCAACTATGCAAGAAATTAAACAGCAGATTAAAGAGCTACGCCCAGGGTTGCGACAAGTAGCACCGCTAACGTGGTCTATTATTCTAGGCTTTGGTATTTTGAACTTAGTGCTTGGTGCGTCGCTAATGTACTATCCGCTTGGCAAGCCAGTGGCGATAATCACGCCCTATACGCCACTAGCACTTTACGGCTTAATTTTCGTAGTGCTGGGCGTTTTTATGCTACTCAACCTCTATAAGAATAATTGGAAATGGCTGCGTCGTCTTTTGATAATTGGCGTACTTATAAAGTCTGTCTGGCTCTTTGCGCTTGTGCTAAGGTTGTTTGACGGCGGTAATGCAATTATACTGGCGTTATGGCTATTCTTAACACACGTACAGGCAATGACCTACATACACTTTATACCTGCAAGCAAAGGGGTTGGCAATGATATTAGCGGCGATAGAAACAGCGGTAAATAGTCCTGCTGCCACCCCTGGCTTAGACAGCCAGGTATTTATTGCGCTCATTGCCGCCATTGGCGGTATTGTTACTACGTGGTTAACGGTTAAATACAAAGACCGTATTATAAAAACCAACGCACCCAGCAAGCCCAAAGACCGTATGGAAACGATTTTTGACGGCTACGAAAAACTTATATTGCAGCAGCAGAGCGAGATTGAACGCAAAGGCAGTGTCATTGAGAGCCTAGAAAACATCATTGACAACTTAGAGCGTGAGCTTGTTACTACCAAAGAGCTGCTGGCTACCACTAAAGCCGAGGTTGCCGAGACCAGCAGCCAAAACATACAGCTTAAAGACCAGCTCAAGAAAATGCGCATTGACTATAAAGGTAACGAGGCTGCGAGCGACGACAAGCAAAAAGTAGTATAATTAGCAATAACTAAACGAAAGGGCGCATATTATGGCAAAAAGCTTAGACGCATGGAAAAAGAGCGTTATTGGAAAACAGATTGACTTTGACAATGCGAGCTACGACTGTGTAGACGTATCTAAAAGCTGGATTATGTACTTGTCTGATAAGCCTTGGCAGGAAAGTGCAGGCTGGGGCAACGCAAAAGACATTTATGCTAACTGGTACACCACCTACTTAGACAAGATACCTAGGGGCAATGCGCCAAAACTAGGCGACATTTTAGTTATGAACGGCAACGTTGGTGGTGGCTACGGACACACGGGCGTTATTATTGCTATTGACGGGCGCAACGTGCAGATTGCCCAGCAGAACACGTTTACCCAGCAAGCCGTATATACTGGCTGGTTTGACGCTTATAGCACTAGCGTTACTGGATTTTTGCGACCAAAGATTGCATTTAGCGAGGGTACACCAGCATTACAGCCATACCAGCGCACAGTTGGCGCAGACGGGGTTTACTACCGTAAGACTGCTACCAAAGCTGGCGAGGCTATAGAATTATTTAAGGGTGGCGACGTTGTAGACTTTAAGGGCTTTGTACGAGGCGAAAGCGTAGACGGCAACAACGTTTGGTTTGTTGGACGCTACACTGGCTTTTACTCATGGTCTGGCGGCTACACCGATAGCGGCACGCACGACCTACCAGACTTAACCCCAAGCACCGCACCAATACCTACAGCGAGCCAAAGGCAAGTTGGTGCTGACGCTATGAACGTGCGCAGCACACCTAAAGTTGATACTGTTAATGGCAACGTAGTTAAGCTCTTGCAGCCTACTACTATCATTGACGTAAAGGGCTGGACACGTGGGCAGAACGTTGACGGCATAGACAAATGGTACGTACTTAGCGACGGTACATTTACTTGGGTAGGTGGCTACACCAATCAAGACGTTAGCAATTTAGCCGACCTAACACCAAAGCCACCTGTTGACCCAACACCAACAGACCCAGTGCCTACAAACCCAACTTACCCTGCACCGACTACCGACAGTCTAGTTACTGTACTGGTTAACAAAAAGCACCCTAGCAACCCGCTAACGTACGCCCCTGGCGATTTAGTAAGCCTAGGTAACGGGCAGCAGTTACGACGTGAGGCAGCCAGTGCAATGCAGCTTATGCAGCAGGCAGCTACCGCAGCAAACGTTGCGCTAGTGCTTGGCAGTGGCTACCGCAGCTACGCCACGCAGGAAACGTTGTACAACGCCTACGTTGCTAAAGACGGGCAAGCCGAGGCTGACCGATACAGCGCACGCCCTGGTTATTCTGAACACCAAACAGGCTTAACTATGGACTTTAGCCCTATTGACGACAGCTTTAAAACTAGCGCAGCCTACAAGTGGCTTGTCGCTAATGCAAGCAAGTACGGCTGGGTGCTGCGATACCCAGAGGGCAAAGAGGCTGTTACTGGCTATATGAGCGAGCCTTGGCATTGGCGTTACATTGGCGTTACTGACGCTGCCGCATTTGCCGCTAGTGGTAAATTAACACTAGAGGAATTTTACGGCATTGAGGGCGGGTATTACCCAGACCCAACTACGCCTACCGACCCAGTAGAGCCAACACCAGACCCAGAAACACCAGAACCGCCCGCACCAACTGACGACGCAGCAAAGAGTGCCACAGCCTTTGTAGCACGTGTAGCGTCGCAGCTTGCAGCCGCAGCGATTATTGTTAACGGTTTGGCTGGACTATTAAACCAGTACGCTAGCCTAACGTTTGACAAGTCTATTACGGGCATTGCTACTGTCGTAACTGCGCTAGCAATAGTTGCATACAGCCAGTACAAATATAAGAAAACTGGCGGCTCAAAGGGCTGGTTATTCTAGCCTAACAGTGGTAAAATACAACTGCTAAACATAGTGTTTGCTGAAAGTTTGCCCTTTCGTTTACACTCTTAGCACTTACGCAAGTAAGTAGAAAAGCCGCCGTCGCAGCAATGCAGTAGGCGGCTTTTCGCTTGGGTTATAATAGTAGAGTTAACAGTAGGTACGAGAGCGTGAGCTGCCATATACCGTTGCGCAACGGTGCAGATAGCCTAGCATAGACGTATGCCAAGCCTAGCCTCAAGCCTGCTGTTATTTTTATTGCTAAAACGTCTTGACATATTAAGACGCTTGTGCTATTATGTATACAGTTGATTGAAACAAAAACAAACAACTGAAAGCCCAAGCGTAAAATTATGACACTGACGGCAAGTAGATATTTTCCTACCGTTAGAGCAACAGCTAGCCTCTGGCACAAACCCCGCATCTAAAGCGGGGTTTTGTTTTTGCACAGGGTTTTGCACACCTTTTAACAGTAGTATAGCGTTTTAGTTTTACACAGTGCCACCATATAGCGGGGGCTGGCGAACTTGGCGCAAATGGTCTATAGTCATAACACGTGCTTTTGTCTTACCTAATCATTTGACGACTGCACGACAAATTACTGCAAGCGAGGGTACAACTTGCTTTATTAAATGCGTCTTGGTATACTTAATCTTGATTAGGTAGACAAAACAACTCTTATAAAGCAACTAACCCCGCAAGGGGTTTTTTGTTTGGCAAAGCCCAGGCGAGGCTTGCCGCTAGCCACCCGACAGGCAGCGCATGAAATGGCGCATAACGCACGGGTACACAGTTGGACAGCCACCAACCCACAAGCGGCACTATGGCTAGACGTATGGCTTGTTATACGTCCTCTGCACTGCATAGCATTATGCGCACTTTAACAATTTGGGTTATGCTAATAGCATGAATATTACTTTTGACAAAGCTAGCAAGCCGTTTGTTACAAAAGCTCTTGGCACACTACGAGGGCGTAACTGTCATTTTTGCGGTACGCCACTTAATCAAAGTAATTTTGCTGGGTGTATTAAGTTAGATAAGCTGCGACTGTTTTGCAATAGTCTGCCATGTCTGCTTGAAATGAACGACCACCAAAAGGCAACCCACCAATAAGCACTCTGACCGCATGAGACTTTATGCAGGTAGAGCGCATTTAGTAAGGTAGCCTCTGGGCTTTCACAGCAAAAACCAGAGGCTTATTTGTCGTGGCTAAAAACAGTGGAAAACTTTATAGCTAAAACGTATTGACAAAGACGATACAGCTAGTTATTATTGAGGTACAAACGTAACGAAAGGGCAAACGAAATGGTAGGGAAAGTAAAACAATTTTTAAAAAGCTGGCAAGATGAACGCCGCCGACAACGCTTTTTGCACGAAAAGCTAGAGCAGTTAGTAGACCCAACTTTTTTAGACAGAGTGCTAGCAGATGAACGATAACGCACCTATGACGCTAGAGCGTGCGCTGGCTTTAGAAAAAGAGGCAGAGGCAAATAATGGTAGATGTACTCATTGTGAGCAGACCATTAAAATTTACCGCTACCCAATTAGCCGCACAATCAAGCGTGTCATTAAAGCGATTGCTAAAGCCAGCGCACCCGACACGGGCAGGGCGGTTGACGTTGACCGAGATATTGAGATTGCGCACAGTGAGCGTAGCCAGTTAAGCAAAATGCGGCAGCATGGTTTGATTGCCCAGCCTAAAGACGCTAGAGGCGTTAAGATTAGCAGGCATTGGTTAATTACCCGCAAGGGCTGGCAGTTTATTGCTGGCGACCCAGTGCCAGCTAAAGTTGTTGTCTACAATAACCAGGTGCTAGGGCATGAGGGCGGCACAGTTACATTTGACCGTGCCGACGCAGAGGCAGACCAATTTGAGCAGCAACCAATTACCGAGGCAGAGAGCAGCTTATTTAGCGACGTGCGTATGCCTAGGGTTGATTACAAGCTAAGTGCTGTTTGGCTGCGTGATAGTTACGGCGACCTAAAGAACGGCGAGACCTACGAGCTTACGCTTGACCGCCTGCAAACAGGAAAGCCCGTACACGTGCGCAAACCTATTGACCGTGAATATAAAGACATAGCCGCCTTTGGGCGAGATTGGCGGGCAGTATGAACGACCTACACCCAAACTGCAAAAGCGAGCTGCACACCGTAGCCACTATGACCTTTCGTATGCGCACGGCAAAAGAGTATACGCTTGAGATTATGCCGCTGGTTGTGCAGCGCACCAGGCTACCGCTATGGCGTGTCGTCAAGCGGTTTAAGTTGAGCGTTGAAATTGAACGGCTTACTATACAGGCAATGATGTTAGGCTACTTTAAAATTAAAAAATAACTATACGCTAGGGGGTTATTATGGCGGCAGTAAGCGAGGGTACGAAACAAAAATACAGCATGAAATTATCAGAGCTGGACATACAAATAATGCTAGAGGCATTGGGGGCGCACCAGATTGTGCAGGAAAACCGCCGCCAGTCAACCAAGGCAACACGAATACTAATTGACCGAGTTTATAGAGCGATTGGGGTAAGAATATGAACGACTGGCTAAAGCAAGACGAAATGGTAGAGCTGGTAAATAAGCTTGAAAATATCCGAGCTGTTGATAGGCAAGACGAATTAGCCAAATTAAACGACACGCAAATTAACCAGATATTTTACCACCTGCAATACCGCAAAGGCACTATACAAACTTTGCTTGACCGAGCGGCAGAGGTACGGCTTGACCGCCGCAACGACTTTGAGAAAATGGCAAAGCAGGCTACAAAGCGTTTTGACGACCTAGATATTGAAATACTGCATATGCTTGATTATGAAATGGCTTGGTATGCCAGGGGCATTTTGAGCCACGTTAACGAGGACGGCGAGCGTTACACCATTGAGGACGTGCGCAAGTCTATCAAAAAGCTAAAGCGTCGTGGGCTGGTTGAGCTAGTGCGTGGGCTGGTTGACGAGAGCGACGGCTTTTTAGCTGGCTCTGGCTGGCAGCTTTGTTACCGCAACCAAAAGCATATAGACAAGATACTTGCGGTTTTTGAGGCGCACGAAAACCAGCAAGAGCTAGGCGTTTAATTTTGTAACTAAAGCGTCTTGACAATCAAAGGCGACACAGCTATACTACAGAGGTAATATAAACGAAAGGGCAACAATGACTAATACTAAATTAAACTACCACGACAGACCAGAGTGGTCTTACTCGTCAATGAAAAAAATTATTGACAGTGGTATAGATTATGCGGTTGGCGCAAAGCGAGGTATGCTACCGCCACCACAAAGCCAATTTATAGACTTGGGGCAGCTAGCCCACATGATATGCTTTGGCGGCGACGATACATTTGCTATAAGCGAATTTCCCGACTTTAGAACTAAGGCAGCTCAAGAGTGGCGAGACGAGCAGCTTGCAGCAAAAAAGAATATCATTACAAAAGCCCAGTTTGAGGCAGCAGACCAAATTGTTAAGAATATAGAGAACCACCCGCACACCGAGAAATATTTGCTTGGCAAGGGCTTTATGTACGAGCAAGAAATGTTTGCAAAAACCAGCGAGGGTGTAGACCTGCGTGGCAAAGGCGACAGTTTAAATATGAGTGATAAGAAAAATATAATTATCACTGACTTAAAAACAACTGCCCAGTTTGATAAGTTTAAAAAGTCTGCAAGCTGGCAGCACTACGACCTACAGGCAGCAGTGTACACACTGATTACAGCCCTGTTTGCAAAGGTAGAGCCAGAGCAGGTAACGTATATGTTTTGTGTAGCCGAGACAGTAGCACCGTATAGGGTGCAATATTTTCACGCCTCTAACGAGTTTTTAGAGGCTGGCGAGCGCAAGCTGCGCACCTGTATTGACGCAATATTAAGTTTTGGTAAAAATGACCCTAATTTCTTGATTGAGGAAATAGGCGAGTTAGGGGACTGGAGTTTATGAGTAACGACAAATTAACCATTGCAAAAATGGTACACGACAAGGGCTTTGTGCAGAAAGCAGAGGAAACTTTAGGCGACGGTGCGCAACAGTTTTTGTCAAGCGTGCTTACTATCACAAATTCAGATAAGAAACTGCAAGAGTGCGACCCTATTAAGCTGTACAATACGTGCCTCATGGCGGCTGCTCTAAAGCTGCCGTTTAACCACAGCCTAGGGCAGGCATACGTCATTGCGTATAAAGGCGAGCCACAGCTACAGATTGGCTGGAAAGGCTTTATACAGCTAGCCCAGCGCAGCGGGCAGTTTAAGACCATTGGCGTTACTGCTGTATACGAGAACGAGATTAAAGGCATAGACCCTCTGACTGGCGAAATACAATTTGATTTTCAAATGGAAAAAAGGGGCGTAGTCGTTGGTTATATGGCTTACTTTAGATTGCTTAATGGCTTTGAGAAAAACCTATACATGACTACAAAAGAGCTGGAAAAACACGCTGGCAGGTACAGCCAAACTTTCAAAGCTGGCAAGGGTGTTTGGGTTGATAATTTTGAGGCAATGGCTAGCAAGACAGTCATAAAGCTGCTGCTCAATAAGTTTGCGCCGCTCTCAATTAACAGCGACCTTGCAAAAGCGATTGAGCTAGACCAGAGCAATGATGAGGGCGAATACACCGACAATAAACCCAGAGTAAAACTTACCGAGGCTAGCGTTGGCAACGGCGACGAAAGCTAGCACAACCGTATTGACAAAGACGCTCTAGGCGTAATACGATAGAGGCACAACTAAACGAAAGGGCAAAGCGAGGGTAAAAATATGAAAACGCTAACAGCAGAGTTGGACATTAGATTAATAGATGATGTACCGACTACTGCCCAGTTAATAAAAGCGCATAGGCGGGCGCAACGTAAAAACCGCAAACTAAGTTTTAGGAAAGGCGAAAGGTCTATTTATGGCAATAAACGAGCTAGAGCAAACGAACTACGAGCGCATAAAGCAGAATATTGAAAACGGGGCAACTAACGATATAGTAGCCCGTGAGGAACACTTTGGCTTGCGTAGAGTGCGTCTGATACGTCGCAGCAAGTCATATAAGAGCTATTTGGCATTGCGTGCGGCAGAGCGACGCAAACAAGCCCAGAACACGCCTGCAAAGGCTGTGGGTGGCGCACACGAACTAGCACACGGCGACGACATAGGCGACTTGCTAATTAACACTGGCAAGGACGGCGAACCTGTAGACGAAAGCGGCAAGCCTATTGCTAAAGACGTAACACCGCAGCAAATTGGTTTACCAACCATTGACGAGATTGTTAAAAAGCCACGTAAGAAAAAGTCTGACGCAGAGGTATTTGGCGAGGTTTTCTTTTGGGCAGTAATTGCATTTGCACTATTTGGTTTTGCTACTGGTGTAGTAATGCTAGTTAAGTTGGTATTTTAAATGCAAGCCGACCTAACCCCAGCAGAAAAGCGCAAGCTGACATTAGAGAAACGCCTAGGCAAAGACTGGCGCAAGAAAATTGGCAAGGCTGCAAAGTCTGGCAAAATTGAAAAGAACGGCGAGGACGGGTACAAAGCCAAGCAGAGTGCGGCTGGTACTGTTGGTGGCGCAAAGGTTAAACCAGAGAGCCGACCATTTAGCCGCAACAAGAACCTAGCCAAAGCCGCTAGTGCTAAAGGTTTAAATAGCCGCTGGCGCAAAGACACTTGCGTTATGCCTGGCTGCTCAAACGAGCGAGCAAATATTGGACACAAAGACAAGCCAGCCCGCAGTAAGTTTTGCAACTACCACCGCAAAGGCAAAGGCATACCAGAACGGAAAGAATACGAGGCGCAGCAATGATAAGTAAAACAGCATTTGAAAGCCTGCCGCACAACTGCGGCGTAGCAGATTGTAACTACAAGCGTCTTAAAAACCGTGAGTACTTTAGAGCTAGGGCGCAAGGTCTACCAGAGAACGTACTATTTTTACCGACCAAGAGCCGTGCAAAGCGAGTAGGCTTTAGTTTAAGCGCAATGCTCAAGCAGCACGAAACACAGGCGGTTAGTTAATGAGTGCCGCAACCCGTTTAAAAGTCATTGAGACAGAGACGCTTAAAGAGCTAGAGACTGATACAAACGACTTTTGCGCTAGCGACCTGGTTTACTACGTAGTCAATATGAAAGTTTACCCAGTTGTTGAACGGGTAGGCGAGTACGAAAAGCCTACTAGCTGGGTTTGCTATATCATTTACAAACTTAAAAACGACGATAGAGAGCGAGGCGAGCATGGACAGCAATAAACTATCTGACTTGAAAGCGCACAATCAGTTTTTGCTAGGGCGTATTGACGCAGTTAATTGGCTTGAGAACCAGGCAACCGAGCTGCAATTTACCGACGCTCAAAAAGAGGCTATACGTGCATACGGCAAACGTAACCGTGATAGTAGCGCAGAGCAAGAGCGTCTGATTGCCAAGAAAAACGCCGAGGCAGAGGAAAAGCGAGAGGCTACCAAAGCTGCAAAGCGTGGCGGCAAACGCCCAGGCGAGTATGCCTAAGAAACGAGAGCAAGTAATACAGCTTGCATTATGCGGGCATATACGCAGCGAGTACCCAGACGTTGTTTTTTACAGCGACTTTGCAGCAGGGCTAAAGCTACCTATTTGGCTAGCTGCCCTGCGCAAGGCTATGGCTAGCGGGCGTGGCATACCCGACTTAATGGTTGACGCTAAACGTGGCAACTTTGGTGGTCTGCGCATTGAGATTAAAAAAGAGGGCGAGCGTATCTACCTCAAAGACGGCAGCATTAGCAAAGACAAACACGTGCAAGAGCAAAACACCGTGCTTGAGAAATTGCGCAAAGAGGGCTACTGTGCCGAGTTTGGCATAGGGCTTGAGCAATGCCAGGGTATTGTAGACTGGTATATGGCTGGCGCAGACCCAGGTAGCCTGTTACTTGAGCGCAGCAGCGCAGGCGAGCAGAGATTTACTAACACTAATACAGGCGAGGTTTTTTAATGAACGACGAACAAAATATGCAGGTGCTTACGCAGTACCAGATTTACCTAGTTAAACAAATGGACGTGCTATTTAGCGCAATAGCATTACTGGGTCTTGACGACAAGAACAACAAGAACAAAGTTATTGCCACTATGAAACAGCTAGAGGGCAACTATAAATTTAACTACTCGCAGTTTGTTGTAGGGCTTGAGAATATACTTAAACCCGAAAACGCAGGCGACCCAGCGGGGGCAAAGGCTGCCGCAGAAAGTGAGGCTACTAATGGCAAAGTTAAAGCAACCACAGACAAGAGCGCAGTACCCAAAGGCAGCAAGAAAGCTACCACCCCAAAGAAAAAGAAATAGCATAAACGTCTTGACACTTAAAGACGCTTGTGCTAGTATTAAGACATGGTTAATTAAAACGAAAGGGCAACTAACAACCATGTTTACAAAAAACAAAACAACTAACACAGAGGGCGCAGCACCTAAAAAAGCTGCAAAGAATACTAACAATAAAGCTAATGATATAATTGGACTGCTACTACTTTTGGTGGTACTAAGCATAGCCTTTTCAAGCTACACAGTTTGGTTTGGCACTGACGGCTGGGTATTTAAAGCTTTCCTAGCCCCACAAATGCTTTTTGCACTTGTAGTACTGATTAAGAAATTTAGTAATAAGTAAGGAGTAACCCAAGGCTATTGAGATTGACTGAAACTTGCAAAAGCCGCTGTTATGAAACGATTTATAAAACCAGCCCTAATAGCATTAGTAATACTGTTTATTGTGGCAAGTATACACACCGTAGTTAGCAGAGAAAATAAGTTACAATTTAACCAAGTAGAACTGAAAAGCACCACCAGCGAGCTTAAACAGTTGCAACTTGATTACGACGATAATATTAAAAAGCAAGACGACTTGCTGCACCAGAAAAACGTTAACGAGGCAGAGCTTGAAAAAGTGCGCCAGGAAAACGAACAGCTAAAGCAGCAGAAAATTGAGCTTGAGAAACAAGTTAGCGCAAAACAAGAGGCAGCACGTGTTGCTGCCTCTAAGCTTAATAACGCAGCTACAGCCAGCACACCAGCATACGCCGCCAGTGGCAGCAAAATGCAGTGGCTTATGGCTAGTGGCATAGATAGGGGCGACTGGGACAACGTAGACTGGATTGTTAGCCGTGAGAGCGGTTGGCAGCCCTGCGCATACAACCCAGGCAAAAACGACTGTAACGCCAGCCCAACGAGTGCCTGCGGGCTTGTACAGCAATACCCGTGCGGCAAGATACCTGGCGACTGGCGAGACCCTGTAGCGGCTCTAAAGTGGCAAGCGCAGTATGTATGCGGCGCACGCTTTAATGGTTATGCAGGCAATACCTGTTACGCCCGTGCAGTAAGCTACTGGAAAATACACGGCAACTATTAGAATAAATAAAACAGTTGACAGGCAAGACGTTAGTGCTATACACTAGGGGTACAAACGTTAAACGAAAGGGCAAAAAATATGAGAAAGTTTGGCGAGCAGCCAGTAATTAGTAGGGAATTTTACGACGAGCTTATGCTTGTTACTGATTGGGCGCAAGACGCACCAGCAGAGGACTTAACCAAGAGCCAGGACTTAAACCGTACTGGCTGGTGCAAGATTTGCAATAGTGGCTTTAAGCCAGGTGGCACGGCAGACCGTGTACGCCTAGTGCAGGTTGGTATTTGCTGGAACTGCGACAACGACGTTAGCAGGTTAATGGAATATGGAAAGCAGGCACACGTTGCCTATATCAACGGCAATATTTGGTCTATAGCGCATGAGGTTGAGCTAGAGCTTGACCCAAGTTGTAGCCTAGAGGAAATTGCGGCGGCAGCTAAGAAAAAGTACCCGCCAAAGTGGGGCAAGGGCTGCGGTGGCGACATTAGCGTTATACGCTTTAATGACGGGCGAGTTGTGATAACAGACGACCTTTGGGGCGGCGGCAACGTGCCAGAACGCTACAAAGAACTAATGCCAGACAATGCGCAGTTTGAGGTTAGGCTATAGCTATGGACAGTGATTTTAAACTAGTGCAAAAGACGGGCAAGTACATGGCTGCCCAGGACAACCGCAGCACACAATACCCACTGTTTGTTATTCAGAACCTAAACGACGACGGCGAGTACGTCTTTAGCTTAAGGGCTGGCATATTCTTAACTGATATTGCAGCAATGCAGCACTTGAAAGAGAACAGCCACCACTACAGCGACAAGGCTAGAGTTTACGGTATTGCTGCGTGGCGCAACCCAGAAATGCAGGCAGTTATGCGGCAGGTAATTAAAGCTGGCGAGCAGGAAATACCGAGCCACTATGCTTGATGATATAGACCCAAAGCTACTAAAGATTGTTGCCCTGGCAAAGGGTGGTGTTGGCGGCGAGAAAGATACAGCCATACGCATTGTTAAAAAGCTTTGCGCCGACCTAGGGCTAGAGTACGACGACGTTATGAACGCTACCGAGTTTAGGAAATATGAAATACCCTACGAGCGCAATAACGAGCATGACATAATTGTACAAATACTCTATAAGTTTGCTACCACCCCAGAACACCCAGGCGTGCGGGGCAACAAACGCTACAAAGAGTTTTACATTACCACCACGCCCTCTAAGTACATTGAGACAATGCAGGCTATAGCAGTTTATATTGCCGCCTACCGCAAAGAGCGACGACGTATAATAACTGATATGCCGCTTGCGTTTATTCACAAGCACGAAATATTTGGCGGGCATAATGACCCAGACGACGAACGTAAGCAACCGACAAGAGCAGAGCTTGAGGCGGCACGCAGAGCGTCTAGGCTGGCTGAAAATATGGACGACGTAACACTAACTAAAGCAATAGAAAGCGGGGCAGAAAATGAGTAATATGGACGCACTACCAGTAGGCTTTATAGTCGCTGTTAAAGTACCAGAGGGCAAAGACATACCGCTAATGCCCGACAACTGGCTACAATGCAAAGGGCAGTCATTGCGACGTGCTGGCAAGTATGCAGAGTTGTTTGAGCGCATTGGCGACGCACACGGCGGCAACGGTAAAACTACATTTAAGTTACCAAAGCTACACCGTGTTAATGAGGACGAACACCACACAGAAATTGGCTTTATTAAGTTTAAGCCTGTGCCTACTAAAGTACTACCGTAGTACTAAAACGGTACGACTATAGAACCTAGTATTGTTAATTTAACAAGCGCATAATCACAAGAAAAGCCCCGCATTGGGGCTATTTTTGTATTGACTTTCTTAGTACCAGTTTAGTACGATAATAGTACTACTAAACGAAAGGGCAAAATGCAGTACGAATACAGAGTTGAACCAATAGCAAACGGCTGGCTATTACATATTGAGCAGCCAGTATACCGAGAGGGCGTAATTGAAAGCCCTAAGTTTTACAAAACCGAGGCGCAAGCTTTTGAGGCGTTATACGGGTTGGTTAGCAAGCGACGCAACGAGCTTAACAGCGATATGCACCCAGAGGTTAAGAAATGACCCAGGTAGCAGTTGTAGCACGACCACACGGCAAAACCCTACGGGCGGCAGTTATTCTGCGCATAGGGCAGCTCAAAGACGACAGGGCGATTGTGCGCCACCGCCTAGAGTACGACGCTAACGCTAACGAGATTGGCGGGCTGCGTAAGCTAGATAATTTATTAACTTTAACCATAGTAGAATTGGAAAAGCACTTATGATATTTTCATTTTTGATTGCTACGCTGATTGTTTGGCGGGTTACGTACATGGTACAGAACGAAAACCTACCGTTTAATATTGGCAATAAGTTTAGAGACAAGCTAGGAACGCAGCCCTGGCACACAGACAACGAGCCTGGCAGCTTTAAAGACTTGCTGGGCTGCTTTAAGTGTTTGAGCTTTTGGGTGGCTGTACCGTGCGCTATTTACTTAGTAGACGGCGTGCTGCCTATTCTGGGCATGATTGTTGCCCTCAACGCTGCTGCAATAATTGTTAACCAGTTAGCAAAACGCTACTTGGAACTGTAATGGCACAGCATACTAAAATTAGCGTCAACACAACCACCCACGCTTTAGTGGGTGCTATTGCTGACGTTGAGAGCCGTACAATGGCTGGGCAAATTGAACACTGGGCAAAGAAAGACGCTAAACGCCTTGGCATTGGTACTAAGGTAGTAACAAAACCAGACATTAAGATTGCAAATACTAAACCACCAACAACTACAAACAAAGCAGGGCAAAATGCAAAGACTAATAACCTGGGTAGTTAACACAGTGGTTGTGTTATTTTTGCTAGCGATTGGTGGCATAATAGCATTAGTACTTTTTGCTTACGGCGTACAGCTTTGGGCAGAATATTACCCAGTAGAAATTAAGAACACAGAGGCAACCTATGAAACTAGATAATTTGGACATTGTATACATTGTGCGACCTGGCGAAAGCAACGAGGAATTGAGGTACAGCCTGCGTAGCGTGGCTAAAAACTTTCCGCACAACCGCATAATCATTGCTGGCTACAAACCCACCTGGGTTAAAGGCGTTACAGCTATTGTTACAAAACAGACTGGCAGCAAATACGATAACGCAGAGGTTAACTGGCAGGCAGTAATGGCAGAGCCGAGCATAAAAGACTTTGTGCTATTTAACGACGACTTTTTTGTTATGAAACACGTTAGCAAGTTGCCCGTATATCACAGAGGCAGCTTGGCAGACATTATTGAGTACTACCATAGAGTACTGCCTGGCGGCGCATACGTTACCAATATGGCACGCACCGCTAAAATGCTAGACAAGCTTGGCATACCAGCCAAAGAACAGTTGAGCTACGCCCTGCACGTGCCTATGATTATGAACCGAGAGCGCAGGCAGTTGCTTTGTGGCATTGCCCACCTGCTAGACCCAACCGACAAAAATATCCAAATGCGCACCCCGCACGGC